ACCGCGAATTTTGCCAAAAAAAGGGTTGCAAAAAGGGTGAAGATGAAAGCCATAATAGGTGAACAAATTCCAGACCATATGCTAGAGAAAGATGTTGCAAAAAGATTAAAAGAAGTTCGGAAGGAGATTAATGAAGAGTTAAAAAGAGAACTTGCTCCGAGTTATCTGGCAGAGATCAAGGGCGGTTACGTTAACATCAAATCAAAGTTCAAGAATGTGACCGACAAGTATAAAGGGATTTTTGACGGGGAAGATTTCAAGGTGAAAGTCAACAAATACATGGACAAATCTATTTCTAAAGGAATAGAAGATATTGAGAAGAACTTACAAATTAACACGGCTGCAAGCCCTAATGAGGCAAAAGAAGTTTACGAATTCGTTCAAGAAAATCTTAAAGATCTGGCTGATGAATTGATGAACAAAATAAGAAAAGAGGTCACAATTGGAGTTTTGAATGGAGAACTGCCAAATAAAATCAGGCAGAGAATAAAGAAGCAGTTTGATCTTGCTGAAACAAGGGCAAAGACAATCGCGAGGACAGAATCTAACAGAGCAGAGAACATTGGGAATTATCTTGCAGCAAAGAAATCTGGATTGAAGTTGAAGAAGAAATGGGCTGCAACAGTTGACAACAGAACCTCTGACATTTGCCTTGGATTAAATGGAAAAGTTGTTAAGATGGATGAGAAGTTTAGAGACATCAATGGTAATCTTCATGAGTTGCCTCCAGCTCATCCCAATTGCAGATCAAGAGTAATCTATGTTCAAGAGTAATCTTCAAAAAGGTTTTAAATAAATTGCAGAGCTTTCCGACATATGGAGCAGATTCAAGCATTAAAAGAAGAGGCAGAGACAAAGTCTTTTTACGCAGTTTCTAAATCAATAGAGTTTCAGGAACTTGTAGTCAAAGGAAAAAAGAAATACATTATTACTGGTTACATTTCCACAAAATCAATAGATGGTGTTAATGACTTAGTCACTGAAGATTGCCTGCAAGACATGGATTTACAGATTAAAACAGGAAATATAACTCTCAAATTTGACAAGGACCATGAAACAATTATAGAAGAAAACATGGGCCTTAATCCAAGAGGAAAGATTATTGAAAGCAATGTTGACGCAAAGGGCTTAAGGGTTAAAGTCGAATTAAATCCTTATCACAAAGAGTTTCAGGAATTATGGGGCAGCATTAAAGAAGGTTATCTGGATGCTTTTTCAATCACCTTCAAACCGATTGAATCCATAACTCAATGGATGGGGGCGAAATCTGTCAGAGTTTTATCAAAAGTTAAATTAATCAATGTGGGAATTACCGGAAATCCGATTAATGAAGAATGCAAAATAGAGAATGTTGTAGCGAAGGCGCTAACAGCAATGAATAACCCACTAGATCACACATCACATTCATCCAAATCGAAAGAGGCGGTTGAAACGGCTAAAAAAATGGAAGAAGAAAAGAAGACTGAAGCCGGCAAAGAAGAGAAATCTGAAGACGCTAAATCAGACGACTCTAAGACTGAAACCGAGACTAAGTCAAATCTCGAAGCAGATGTGACAAAGTTGAAGGCGCAAGTTGCGGAGTTGAAACAAAAGATGTCTGAAAAAGAAGAAGAGGCCAAGAAAAACAAAAAGGCTGATTCTGAAGATGAAGACGAGGATGAGGAGAAAGAATCCAAGTCCGATTTAGGCGTTTTGAAATCAGAGATCAAATCTTTGAAAGCTGAAGTCTCTAAACTATCCAAGAGCCTTGAAAAACCTGTAATGAAAGGTTTGCCAGGCTCAGAGCCACAATTAAATGAAAAGGTAGCAACACCAATCGAGTTGATTCGTTAGAATGGCACAAACTGGATCTTATAACATCAGCGCTTTCGGAGCATATACCCAGTCTTTCGGGGCTTTGCCTTCAGAGACTAGATATACAGAAGTAGATGTGAAATCATTCAACTATACAGTTGACATGAGGGGCAACATGTTTGGACAAAACAATGTCCAACTTAAAGCTTTAACCACAACTACTGGCGGAGCCGGAACTGCTGGCGTAGCACTTGTTCCTGTTTATGTTGATCCTAAGATTATAGATCAGTCAAGGAAGAACACTCCTTTAACTGAAATAATTCCTAGGGTTTCTAACTTCGGTTTGACTGCTGACTTCAATGTCATCACGGCAAAAGGTGGTGGATTTGTTGCAGCTGAAGACTCAAACTTGGCAGAGACTAACACGTCTTTAACAAGAAGGTCAACGCCAATCAAGTACCTTTATGCAGTTGGCAGAGTTACTGGGCAGGCTAGAGCAGCCATCCCTCCATATGCCTTATCTGGATTCCAGAGCCAAGGCGGAGCGACGGGAATGTTCGGCGACCAGGCAGCTCCAAATGCTAAGCAACTTGAAGTGCTTGTAAAAGCAAGAGAGTTGAAAGAGCTTGAAGAGAACTTGATTATCAATGGAGATGTTTCCTCAGACCCTAATGAGTTTGATGGAATTATTAAGTTGATGGCGACAACGAACACAGTTGACAAATCATCCACAGACCTAAATTTGGACGATGTCAATTCAGCAGTTCAGAACGCATTCGATGATGGTGGCAGGCCAAACTTGTCCGTGTGCTCAAGCGGAGTTTATACCGATGTTCTTGGTTTATTACAGAACAAGATCGGTTACTTGCAAGCTCAGGAAAAGGTATTTTGGGGATTCCAGTCAATTGTATTGCATACAATGGTTGGACCCGTCCCTGTGATTCCTTCAATGTTCATGAGCAACACATCCGGAAGTAAAGCAATTTATTTCCTGGACATGCAAGTGGTTGAAATGAGAGTTCTACAAGATATGACTTATGAGGAGTTGGCTAAAACTAATGACTCAGAAAAGTTCATGTTGAAAATATATGAATGTCTTATCATCAGAAACACTCAATTCTGCTCGAGCATTACCAACATCAAGTAGGAGACAAAATGACAGATGAAACTGTATCAGCAAAGGAAGTTTCTCCTGTTGGCGGAACTGACAATTCAGGTATTAGGGCAGTGTATGCAACTGCACCATATGCAACGCAGAATGACACAGTTATCCTAAGCAATGTCAAGGAAATCTTCATGGCTAAGGTCATGGTTGATGATGGGGCAAACAAAGTTGAGAGTGATTTCTCAATCGAGGATGCAACAAACAAAATCACCCTAACTAGCGCAACTGTTGGAACTGCCCATGTCTTTGCAATCGTCAGATAAAATGGTAGCTGAAGAAATAACCGAAACAAGAGTAGGTGCGATCGGAAATGTTGTTACAATCACTGGAACCCCGATGAAAGTTGGAGTTTACACTGCGACCAAAGGCGAACAAGATGACTGGGTGATACTTCAAGACTTCACGGAAGTTAAAGAAGTATTGTCTTGTTATAATGTTTCAGCTGGAGCGAGAACAGTGGAAAACTTCACAATTGACGCAGTGGAAAAGAATAAAGTTATTTTCACTGACGTTTCATCTGGGGAAATTTCACTTGTGGCAATTGGCGTTTGATTACGCTGGGGCTAATCTTAGCCCTCCCTTTATTTAATAAAGAAAATGGCAGATGTTGAAAGATACCTTGGAGAAGATGGAAAGTATGCTTGGAGAGTAAAAAAACAAGTTGACACTAGCGTTAGAGAGGTTAGCGAAGAAGAGTTAACTCAAGAAGAAGAAAAGGAGATTAACGAAGTTCTTGCTCCAAAGAAATCTAAATCCAAAAAGAGCAAAAAATGACCTATACAACTGCAGACCATGTTTATGACAAAGTAGGAATTACTGTGAATGAGATTAATCCAACGCAGATGGCTCGAATTCTTGAACAAGCAGATGCGGAGGTTGACAGGATTATGAACACAACTTCAAATCCTAAAAAGACAATGGAAATTCAGGATGGCCAACAATTCAATTATACGCATATTAGGAAATTGCCGTTGCTTAAAGTTTTGAATGTAGAGATAGATCAAACTCCGATTAGTCTGTCAAACTTAAGATTTTATCCTGAGGGAAAAATACAATTATTGCCTACGGCAGAACAAACTTATTTTTACAGAAACAATCTTTTAAGAAACGTTAAAATAAAATTTATCTGGGGATGGCTGGAAGAATCAACAACAAATCAAGAAACGCAATCTGATAATATTCCAGGGATCGGACAAACAGTCAGCGTTGAAGATGGAACTAAATTTGCCCAAGGAGACTGGATAAGAATTGTTGGTTTGGATGGATGGGAAGAAGTAACACAGATCAACTCTCTCAATTCAAATGATTTAAACTGTGATTTGATTTACAGCCATCTTTCAAGCTCTATGGTTATTAAACTGCAAGTTCCAAGAGTCGTGGAGTTATTGGCTGGGGCAATTGCGGCAATCATGAGCGCTCTTTACATGATCGGTCAGACTTACACTTTTGCGACTTCTTATCAAACTCCAGATTATCAGGTAACCAAAGGAGTGCCGTATCCTCATTTTCAGAAAAACCTTGACTCTTGGGTTGGAGAAAGAGACTATTTAATTAAAAGCTTGCCTAAATGGCCTGCAATAGGATAAAATGCCAGCATCAGACATTGGGATAGTAGAAGCAGATTTTTTGAATAATGCGCTGCAAGACTTAGGCGTGACTGTAACAAGAACGCCAAAGACAAAAGTTATTTCAAACATTACAGGATCAGCAGAATATGTTAATGGAACTCCCGAAGACATAATAGTTGTTTTTGTCAAAAGAGGAATTAGATATTCTTGGGACAAAGAAGGGCTGACTGAATTGGGTGATGCTTTTTTAATGATAAGACAAGATCAAGAAATGAATAAAGAGGATTTGATTGATTATGATGGAGAGACTTATAGAGTTGACAATGTTTTAAAGAGATCTGCTAACGGCACAGAATTGTTTAAGACCGTGATTTTGTTTAAGGTTGACTAATTCTTGAGTTATTCAAAAACGTTTTAAATAGTTCCAAGAGGTTTTCCAATTATCCAAGAGGATATCAAAATCCAAGAGGTTTAAATGGGAGAAATAGAAGAAGTTGTAAAAAGAGCACTTTGGGGCATAGCGAATGATTTTGTTAACGAGTTAGTTCTTACAGTTCCTGTTGATACAGGAGCATTAAAACTTTCTGTTCATGCAGAGGTCAAAGAAGGAGTGATTTTTATCAAGATGTTAAATTACGGTCTTGATATTGAGTTTGGAACAAATCCCCACTATGTTGATCCTGAAGAATTAAAGGATTGGGCTAAGAGAAAGCTCGGAGACGAATCAGCAGCTTACGGAGTTTCTAAAGGAATTTTGAGAAAGGGAACAAGACCGCAGCCGTTTGTCAGAACAGCTGTTAATACAAAACTAAAATCAATTGTCTTGGACAATATAAAGAGGCAGTTATCATGACCTTCCAGATAACAGATTTAAAAGAAGAGATTGTGGTTTTTCTAAGAAATAATGATATTTTAACAACAGCATTAAGGGGAGTCACAAGGACAACAAACTCCGGAACTTTCAGCGGAGAAACAGAACACATAATCAATCTGGTAAACGTGAAAAATATAAGATCGATAGAAGTGGATTCAACTCCTCTAAAGTTTGGAAAAGATTATACTGTTGATTATTCTTTCGGACCAATTACAGCAAAGACCTGCAAAATAACTTTTGCAAATCCTCAAAATGGAGACTTTGAAATAGAGTATGATTATGGTTCTGATAAAATTTGGGGAGATTTTCCAAGAGACGATTTGAAGATTCATTCTTATCCAAGAATTGCAGTAGACATTATGTCAACAACCACAGATGCTCTTGGAGTTGGTGGAACTTTGTTTATTTCAAATGTTGCAATAACAATCATGGTTTATGCTGACAGCCCAAACAAAGTAGACAATTACATCACAGCAATAAGAAATCTTATGATTGCTAACTCTAAAACTTTCTTTCATGCTCCTTTCATAAAACCAACTTTGGTAGGACCGTTAATTAACAGTCCTGATAGGAGCAACGTTATATTGCACAGAAATGCAGATTTCATGGCAATGTTTAACATCAATTAAATTAGGAGGTAAGAAAAATCACAGACTCATACATAAGCGGAGCGCAAACAGGAATAAAGTTTGCTTATGAAGATCCAGACGCATACAGCGTGCAGATAGCTCAGCATTTGGCTTCAGATGAAACCTATGTTGCTTTTGGCCAGGGCGTTGACTCTTCTGTTTTAAGAAGTCATGACAAAAGAAAAGTTTATGGTGTTGGAGACAGAAATCCGAGCGCAATAATTCCTTTAGGATATAAAGGAACTTTGACAGTGAACATGAACATGACTAATGGATATTGGCTGTTAGGTTTGCTTGGAACAAATGCTGATGGCGGCGCAGGACCTTACACGCACACCTACACAGAAACAGATGTTTTGCCAAGCTTTTCGGTAACCAGAGAAGCAGAGTTTGGAACAACGACAGGATATGAAACTTTCCTTGGTTGTGTTATAAACACAATGACTTTAACTGCGGCAGTTAACGAACCAGTAAGAATAACCTTAGAGTGTCCTTACAGGTTTGACAAACTCACAGAGTCAGCAAATCCAGCAGTAGCAGATAATTTCCAGAACTTCACGTTTGCAGGCGGAGTGATTGACATTAACGGTCAGATCGCGGCAGCTGTTCAGAATTTAGAACTGACAATAATGAACACTGTTGAATTAGTCTATGGGACAGGCAGCAGATTTGCTCAAGGCGTTGTGGCAAAACAGAGAGAGTATAATTTCAGGTTGACAACTGCAATCAAAGATTATGCTTTGTTAAAGAAATTCTATGATGGCGCAACTGGATTGGCTCCAGATGAAACAAGTTCTGGAGAAATGGCAACCATGATTTTGACGTTTACAAATCCAGATGGGGACACAATAGTGTTCAATTTTGCAAATGTGCACTTCAACGAAAACACGCTCCCGCAATCGCCAACAGAGGTAGTCAAAGACGACATGGCTGGTTTTACCAGAACTTTGACAAATGTTGTTTACACAAACAGTGAAGAATTTGCTCCAGCACAGGCAAGCAACATTACGCCTTAATTTTTTATTTTGTGCTATAATTAAATTGGAGGAAAAAGAATGACGCAAGAACAAAAAGATGTTCCGAGAATCCAGATAGAGGATAACAAGGTAGTGGAACAAACCAAAGACATTCCCCTGATAGTTAACGATAAAGAAGAAATCGTGACTGTCAGAAAATTGTCAACTGGCGTGAGAAACAAGATAAGGAGTTCAGCGACAAAAACCGTTATCCTGGGCGGACAGCCAAATATAACAGTGAATGATGCTGAGATCCAAGAGCAGATTCTGGCAAAAGCAATCGTGAAAGCTCCGTTTGCTTTTGACATTGAAAGCATCAAGAAACTGCCTGCTGAAGTATCTGACTATCTGTTCATAGAATATCAAGAGTTTGCAGAACCTGACATTAAAAAAAAAGATTGATCAGGGAAACTCTGAGAGGCTTTCATCAGGACCATGACGATCTGAACAACGAAGTAATGTATTGCTTTTTTGCTCATTATTTCCACTGGACTCCAGAGCAAGTTGACAGAATTCCGTATGACAGAATGGTCTACATTTTGGAGCTTGAAAAAGAATTCCAAAAGACAGATGATCGGCGCCTAGAAAATGCTTTTGCAAGAGTTCTCAGCAAGTTGTTCAAATAACTATGGCAGATATGGAAATTAAGATCCCTATTGAAGTTAGGGGAGACAAAGAAGGAAAAAGTCTTGGCAAGAGCATTGCTGAGTCTTTTCATGAAAAGACAAAATCATTGATGGGAAGCCTTGGATTTGGCGGATCAAGCGGTGGAGCAAGAGCTAGCTCTGGAGCTTCTGGGATAGGATCAAAAGTAGCTGGATTTGGGAAATTGCTTGCAGGCATAGGTCTTGTTATTGGCGGAATCATGCTTGTTGGTGGACTGTTAAAGAAAGGATTGGCTTTTGCTCAGAGCAATCCAGTAGTTAAAGGAATTCTCAATATTCTAAGATTAATCATTTTCTTATTATTTCTTCCGCTGGTTCCTATTTTATTGCCTGTGTTGAAAGCTTTGGGGGCAGCTGCTAAAAAAGCAGCCAAAACAGTTGGAGGAGTCACATCTGGAGAATTAGACATGGGTCAATGGATGTCTGATTTATTGGGCAGCGTTGGAGATGGACTAGTCCAGGCATTTACAACCTTGATGGAATTCATAGCCAAGATTTGGGTTTTAGTCAAGGATCCCTTTCTAAAAATGCTTAGAATTGTCATGAGTGATGTTATTCCCGTTTTGATTGAGATTTTCATTACAACCTTGCCGGATGCTTTCAAAGCACTATATGAGGGCTTGGAATTGTCAGCAGAATCCATAATAGAAAGATTTGGAAAAACTACATCTGCCTGGATTGGAGTGGGCCTAATTATTGCGGCAATTGCGATGATTATTTTAGCAGTTGTGACAGCTGGCGGTTCTTTAGTTGTGGGGGCAATTGTAGCTACTGTGGCTGCTTTGATAGCGATAGTCATAGTTTTCTGGGAGCAGATTAAAGGATTTTTTGTTTATTTGTATGAGTTAGATCAGCAGTTCAGACAATGGATGTGGAATGTCATGAAAAAAGTGTCTGAGATGATTTGGAACGGGTTAAAGGACATTGGAAGCTGGATTGCTAATGCTGTGAGAAGCGCTGTTAATTACGTTGTAAGTTTATTCACAAGAAGGGAAAAAAGCGAGAGTAAA